TTGTGCGCGTGGATCCTGCATTCTACCGTCCAGCCGACGTGGAGATTCTGATTGGCAACAACGCAAAGGCGAAGCGCGTTCTCGGTTGGACGCCGGCAACACCATTCCCCGATATGGTTACTGCGATGGTGAAGTCGGATTCTGCCAATTGAACGTCCATTCGGGAATATGCTCTCCTGTCTCGCGTTGGTAACACTTCTTGACTGTTGCCTTCAGCGGCAAGTGAGCTGCCAAACATCTAAACGCGCTATTTGTCACATGTATCTCCGATGCATGAATAATCGTATCCGTATAACTAGGAAAAGGTGCGTCAACGAAGGTCTGTGCCAGATCATGCCAACGATGTCCAACCGGATACACGTTGATATTTGGATCAATTGTCAGCGTTTCATTGATGTCCCACGTAACAAGCGAATTCACGTGCGAAGACGACTTCTGTTGCGTAAAGATGTAACGAAAGTCCTTGACCGTCGCATAGAGCTTTTTAGATCCTTCGTTCTCTGGGATTTTGAAATGAGTATGCTGTATCCGTGGGTCAAGTCCTAGATCCTTGTAGAAGCAGATGGCAATCATATAGTCCCCATCTATTTCGTGACGAGGATATGCAGGGTATCCTGATCGGTAAACCGCAACGTAGTCCTTTGGATCAAACTCTATGACGTCTTGCGGCGTTTCTTCACGCCATGACATCATGTTTTTATAGTACCACGCGTCATTGATCACGATCGGACGTATACGAGGTTCGTCAGAAAAGAACGCAACCAATGTTTTGTAGTTCTTTGAGAAGCATGGTACGTGTATCTCGCTATGAAACTGCACAAGGAACCGTACCGCGCCTATCATGTCTATCTGATCGCCCAGTCCTAGATTAGATAAGAAAAGTGCTCGTCTATGAGGGACTCTGATCTTCAAGAAGGACATTTGTGAATATGCTTGACAAATAACCAACCTCGTCTATCGTTAGATCCGGATGGTTGGGAATGTAGAATCCGCACTCGTGAATACGATCGGCTACAGGAAGCTCAGTGGAAGACGAATACGGCTGAAAAAACGGTTGGCGATTCATATTCCCAGCAACAATCGGGCGAGTTTCAATTCCAAGAGAGCGACACCGCTGGACATATGCGTCGCGATCGGATTGGCTTGAGCAAACAATCGGTATCGCAAATGCAGGCACGTCTTGATCGGGTATATACACGTCTTTTCCGGCGCAGGCGCGAATTGCTCGGAAGGACGCGCGACGACGCTCATTTGACTCGTCAATATACTTCAACTGTATCGTGCCAATGAGCCCCTGTAGGTCCATTGGGCGAACGTTGTATCCAAGCGTATAGAACGTATAGGGTCCGTAAAAATCATTTATTTTCCACGTGGACCGAAGCTCATCGCGTTCTGCAGGGGTCACATTCCGGTCCCATCCATGGGCACGGACCATGTGGATCATCTTGCTCAGCTCTGCATCGTCCGTTGACACCAGACCTCCTTCGATTGTGGACATGTGGTGACCTACAAATGTAGAAAATGTAGCCACGAGACCAAAATTGCCCAGACGAACGCCGTTGTGAAGGGTCCCAAGAGACTCACAGGTGTCTTCCAGCAGAATGATATCCTTCTTCTTGCAATGTGAGGCGATCGTATCAATGTCCCCGCAGAATCCGAGCAGATGGGTAATAAACAGGCAACGAATATCATGTTTCATGACGTCCGCACAGGATACGTTCAAGGTCTTAGGATCTACATCAATGAGAACGGGAACAAGACCAAGCTGTATGACAGGCATTACATTTGTTGCCCACGTCACCGCAGACACCCCAACGCGATCACCCAGTTTCAGACGGCCAAGATTCAAAAGAGACTGTAGCACGACAAGGTTTGCGGAACTTCCACTGTTCACCATAATCGTATGGTTCCTCCCCTGCCATGCAGAAAAGAGGTCTTCAAACTTGGCGACTTCGGGACCCATACTAAGCTTCTCGGATGTCTGAATAAATGCGCAAAGTGCATCCTTCGTCTCTTGTTCACCCAAGAACGTAGACTTCATCAGCGGAATCTTCATCGTTGTAGTGTGTCTAGATTGGTTCTATAGGTTATGAACGATGGGTTTGTTTTTGCTGCGATATATCCATCATAGTCCTCTAACTGAAGGGCAATTCGCTTCTTGTGAAGAGCATCGGCGATGGAGAGGGGAGCAGACAGGGTACTCACAAACAGCGCGCACCCCTGAATTGCATTGACCAAGTCCGTAAACGAAGGCGTGAGAACGAGAGGGAGATGAAGTCCGGTTGTCGCAACGAAGTGGTCGTAGTTTGATCGGTCTGATGCCAAAAACCGGACATCGGGTCCAAGAGTGTTGATCAACTTTTCATGATCAAACGGTTCTGTCCACCATCGATTCGGAGATGTTGAAATGAACACCGTGTTCGCGTAGTCCGATGGTTCGTCGGTCTTGAACCAAGGAGTTTCAGACCAAGAAACACCGTAGTGGCGATTGAAGATGGTATGCCACGAATCCGTGTGATAATCAAATCCACTGCGCCACGTGCTCAAGTTCACATCGCACATAGATCCGTCGTGAATTCGCACATCCTGAATATAGGACTGTTTCTTCAAGAATGGCGAAATGTCCTCATGGGTACGCACAACGCCCCAACGGAAAGGTTCAATGCTATCTGTCATGTACACAATTCCTTTCCGACCGCATGCCCGATAGTTCTCGTTCACAACAGACAGCTGATGTATAAAGTCACCAAGTAGCCCACTTGCAAGGTATGTAATCGGCGGAAACTCATAGGCAGACCGATCGGGCAGGTGAACCGTATCCGCATCAATTTTGTCTGAAGGGATATCCTCATATACAAAGTTCGGAGTCGTAAAAATGCGCTTGAGAACATCGGTGTGCTCTGACTGAAAAGAGACCGTATCGTATTGAACGCTGAGGTAGTTGATAACCGGAATACATGCATACACATCTCGTACACTCAAGGTGACGTGCTTTGCACCGTAGCTCTTTTGCTCTTTCAACGCAGAGCAGGACATTGTGTTCAAAAGACGCTTGATCCGAAAGCGTTGGTCATTGTACTCATATACCTTTGCAGCAAGGTCCGCAAAGTCCACTGTATTGCGAGCAGTCGGGTCTGTTGCATTCACCTTATCCATTGAGTCCCAAACCTGTAGGTTCGTATACAGCAAGAGACCATAGTGAAACGCGTATGTTTGCTTGAATGGCGCGAACTCGTGAAGCGCGTCAATCTCCTTCTGTATCTCCACTAACTTTTCGGGCGACCTGATCTTCATCTGCTTAATTTCAAGTATCGTGAGCCGATCCAGCCCATCTGCTAGGGAGACTTCAAGGAGCATACTTATTAGAATGCACTACGACGGCGGCGGACAGTAAAACGCATCCGGCGCAGGATCAATCTTCTTGAGAATCTCAAGATACGTCAGTCCATCGCAGCGAATTTGCTCAGCCGCCGCTTTGTTCACGAAATCTAGGTCCGCGTACCAATCCTCAAAGGCTCCGTACGGTTCAGTAGGGCTGTCGGGCATGACCACATCTGCGCAAATGAGCGAGTATCCGTGATTTGTCAGAACTTCACGAATGTAGTCGCGGGTCGCAGTGCCAAACCGATACTGATCATGCTCAATCGTCATGGTCGCAAAGCGAATCTTGTCCCAAGGGAAGTGTGCCACCGCTGGCATGGTTGCCTCGTCGACATCAAAGGAGATGTAGTCAATCGTATTCTGCATGAACGGGCACCTCTGTATGACATCATCCCAGTTCACAGTTGTCACATCTGTGCAATAGAACAAATTCTTCCGCTTCGCAGCAAACTCTAGAGAGAACTCCTGGCAATCGATGGACAAGCCCGTCCAGCCCTCCATCTCAAGAGCATACGTATTGTTGTGATACGTGGGACGGAACGAACCGATATCAAGATACGTTCCTGGGCGACGCACAAGATGACGAGGAAAGACGTCTTGACCCGCTTGACTCAAGGAAAGTATGGGCATTTAGCTACTTAGTGTGATCCCACTGTAAACAACATCTAGGCCAGACTTGACCTACATTTTGTTTTTGATTTCTTGGATGATTTCTTGGTTGCCTTGCGGCTGTCTCTAGTTGCTGTACGCAAGACCGCCCATGCCGGACATCACGCGGAGCACGTTGTAGTTCACCGCGTAGACGCGCACCTGAGCCGTGCGGCCCGAGCGCACCGTGTTCACGGACACCGTCAGCTGGAGGGTGGCCTTGTCGATGCGCGAGAAGTTGCAGGTGCCCGACGGCTGGTGCTCCTCCGGCTTCAGGGCAAACGAGTACACGTTGATACCCTGAGCAGGGGTGCGGCTGTGGTGCTGGTACGGCTGCACGCGGGAGAAGTAGCGGCCCTCGCGCTCCGTGAAGCGGTCCTGACCGTTGAGCTGGAGCTTGGCAACCTCCACCGGGTTCTTGCCCTCGCACTTGACTCCGGAGTCCAGGATGACCTTGGCGAGCAGGTAGTTCGTCGTGTCCTCGAACACGATGCCCTGGTCGTTGGCCGTGTTGGTGTCGAGCCACGACGCGCCGTTGAGCGACGGGCCAAGACCCGGGGCACCGCCGACACCGCCGACGAAGTACGGGCCCGAAGGACCGTCACCCGCCACCGTGGGGACCGTCGTCGCCGCGCCGCCCGTCGCCAGCGAGCCGCGGGCCAGAACGTCCATCACGATACCCTCCGTGCTGAAGTCGTCCGTGTAGTTGAACGGCTGGCAGCCGTTGACCTCGTTGATGAAGGGCTGGTTAGGCGTGCAGTCCACGAACGAGTCGCGCTGGACGACCCACACGAGCTCCTTGACCGGGTGGTTGAAGTTGAGCTGGATCTTGTTGGACGACGACGTGATCGCCTCGGCACCCGTGAACTGCAGCTGCTCAATCAGGTACTCGTGCGTCTGCTGGGCGAAGCGGCGACGCTCCTCCGTGTCGAGGTAGATGTAGTCGATGTAGAGCGACGCGGCCGTGAGCGACTGGATGCTGACCGCCGGCGGCACCGAGGTCGCGAGCTCGTAGTACGTGCAGTTGATCCACTGCTCGAACTCCACGTTGATACGCACCTCGTGGTACTGGAGCGCGATCAGCGGGATCGCCAGACCCGGGTTGCGGCAGAACCAGAACTGGAGCGGGATGTACAGCGTGCGGGCCGGCGTGCCCGAGCGGGGGGCGCACGTGTTCGTCAGCTCCGAGCCGGCGCACGAGGCATCCAGCGCATAGCCGCGACGGTCCTTCATCAGCACGAGGTCGTGCGTGTTGCCGATCATGTCGTTCAGCGCCTCGATCGTGCCCTTGTCCTGAGACAGCTGCGTCCAGATCTGCATCCAGTCGCCATACTGGCGATCGATGCGCTGGCCGCCAATCTCCAGCTCCACCGTCTTGACGAGGCGGTGACCGATGAAGTTGAGCCAGCGGAAGCGGTTCAGCGAGGTAGACGGCAGGTCCACGGCCGGAAGAACCACCTGGAGGTACGTGCGGTACATCAGGTCCGCGTTACGGTTGATGACGGCCGTCACGCGCTTGTTGAAGTCGGCCTGGCCGTTGAACGTCACCTCAATGGACTCCATCGCGAAGTTGGTATGACGCTTGTACAGGACCTTCCAGAACGTGATCTGGGGGGAGCCCGAGATGTAGATATCCTGCGCACCATAGCTGACGAGCTGAAGAAGACCACCACCCATATTGATTGTTTGATAGAGCGCAATATTATTTTTGCCGGCGAGGGCGACGCGCCAATGTCCAACGGTGTTGCGTTGGAGGTTGGGGTGTTTCTAAGTTGTTTAGTATGTCTTGGATCTGCGGCTACGGCGACGGCGGCGGCGAGTGCGGCCACCCTGCGGACCTCCCACTTTTTTCCCAAATACATCCCGTTTAGGTTCACCTGTACCGGCAGGGATAGGGTTCAGCTTCTTCTTCTGATTCTCGAGGGCTTGGGCGTCCGTGTTGGGGGGCAGGTCGCCTCCACGCCCTTTCCGAGTGTATCTACGCATTGCTTATAGCAAAGATTTTACGCCTTGGAGAGGAGGTGAGCCTTCTTGGCGCGGGCACGGAGCGTCGCCTTGCGGCCGCTCGACTTGAGACCGTGCGACTTGAGGACGCGCTTGAGGGCCTTGGCGGACGGGCCCTTGCGGGTGCGGCGGCGACCACCAGGCATGCTGCTAACGGAGGCAGGAGAGAGGGCAGAGGACATTTTGTTTTAAGGGTGAGACAAACTTTCAGGATGAACGCGAAAAGGAAAAAATGGAGCCTGTGTCTATTGGACTTCTTGTTGGGTTTTTCGTTGTCGGCATCTTTGGGATCTATGGATGTCTCGTGAGAAAGCGAGGGGGGATGGCGAAGGCGCCGTCCTCTGAGAATCTAGCAGATATGGTTCCTCAAGAGGACCCTACTCATCAGGAAAGTTAATGTGATTGGTGTACAATGTGCTACAGCAAGGGGTCAAGTTTGTACACCTCTATGGTGTCGTTTGTTGCCATTGTCTACTTGTTGAGTTCAGGAATACCCCACTTTCAATGGCTAGGCGTGTCTCTGACTGGGTGGTGCGCGATGCAGTTTGCAGAATTCCTCCTGTGGTCGGAGAATCCCCGTAAAGAGTGCACTGAAAATAACAAATTGATAACAGCAACGGTTGTTCCGGCTGCACTGTTTCTTCAGGGCGTGTCTGCCATGCTTGGCGCCTTTTTCGTCTATCCTGCAAGCGTGCTCAAGCCATATGCCATCGGATCCCTAGCGGTTTCAGCTGCAACTGTCTACGCGATGCATTTCTACAATGCCGATAAGATGTGCAGTGTCGTTACAAAAGAAGGACATCTGAACTGGAGTCGCAGATTGGACTGGAGTGTCGCGTCTCCCGCCGAAATAACCTTTGGATATTACTACTGGGCATTCATCATCTTTGCTCCTCTTCTCTTTCTTTGGAATCGTAGTCTTCCTTTTCTAGCTATTTTTCTCATACTTCCAGCTATCGGGTTCTTCTATGGGCGATATGGAACAGACTCGGGCGCATCCATTTGGTGCTACTATACGAGCTGGTCAAGTGCCATCGCTGCGTTTGGCTTGTTTTTGAAGCAAGCAGGACTCTATGATGTACTGCGAGCTTGAACTACTCAAGAATCAGTTTCGGCGTGATGTGCATGGCCTCCAACTCCTGCATCCACAACTTCATCGCGTAGGGGATGGTCTTGATGACAAAGTCCGTCTTGTTGCCACACGCACCGCACGAATAGATTCCCTCTACGGGATTGACCACAGCCAACGTTCCGCAGCTCTTGCAAAGGCCCGTCTTGAACGGGTCGGAGACATCCATCAGACGCTCCTTGGTAAACACCGAGATACCGTGTGACAGCATACAATCGCGTTCCATCTCACCCACACGCAGACCACCATCACGGGACCTGCCCTCGCACGGCTGGCGGGTCAGCGACACAATCGGACCCCGAGCGCGGGAATGCTTCTTGTCAATGACCATGTGCTTCAGGCGCTGGTAGAAGGTGGGACCCATGAAGATCTCCGCCTGCATCATCTCGCCCGTCTGACCGTTGTACAGGATCTCGTTGCCGTAGGGATGCATGCCCATCTCCACCATGTGCTTCTTCAGATCCTCCACCTTGAGGTGAGAATACGGCGTGCCATCGCCTAGTGTTCCCTTGCGCACACCGATCTTACCGAAGATGTTCTCCATCAACTGAGCAATCGTCATGCGGGACGGCACAGCGTGAGGGTTCATGATGATATCCGGACGCAGGCCCGTGGACGTGAAGGGCATATCCTCTTCTTCCATCAGCATACCAATCGTACCCTTCTGACCGTGACGAGAGGACACCTTGTCTCCAATCTGCGGGATACGCTCCGACACCGTGCGCACCTTGATAAATGGGTATCCATCTGAGTTCTTGTCCTGCCACACGCCATCAATACGGCACTTCTCAGAGTTCTTGTGTGTCGTCGACGCATCTCGGAATGCATACCCCGCTGCATCGTTCCGTAAGTTCACCACCTTACCGATGATGACATCGTTCTCATTGATGACCGAGTTGATGATCGGAAGCCCATTGTCCGACACGGCTGCGTAGCTCGTGTTCTTGTACTTGCGCGTATTGTGCTTTTGCGGCTTCATAAACTTCTCCTCCCGACCCGAGGTCACGTTCCGGTGCTCCTCGTCCTTGTACATTCCGTAGTACAGACCGCGGAAGAACCCGCGCTGGACTGCAGACTTGTTCAGAATCACCGAGTCCTCCTGATTGTATCCGCCGTAGCAGGCAATCGCCACAATTGCATTCATACCAAAGGGCATCTCGTGCATCTTCAGAATGTTCATGGCTCGTGTCTCCACAATCGGACGAGCGATGGAACAGAGGACATAGGCATTCTTGTCCAGACGCTTAGCAAAGTTGCCAGCGTAGACGCACATCGCCTGCTTGCCCATGGCGGACTGGTAGGTGTTACGAGGCGACTGATTGTGATCCGACAGGGGGATCGTAGACGCCATGTGGCCCACAATCAGAGACGGGTGAATCTCGTAATGCGTGTGGGCAGGTGTCATCTCGGCGTGATTCATAGCAATCCGCAGTGTCTCTGTCTCCGACGAATCAACATAGTCAATGGACGACTTGCACCATTCGTTCCAGTTAGACGTGTCCTGCGGAGGCGTCATGCCGATTCGGAACACAGGGCGGACACAGCGACCACCGTCCGTCTCCACCGAGATACCATTCATCAGCGTATACCAAGCCACCGAAATATGCGGATGCAGTCGGCGACTCTGCTTTGCGGCCCGCAGGCGGACAACTAGAGTGTGAGGATCCTTCGTATATCCAACAATCACACCGTTTACGGTAATGGACGTACCCTCGTAGACTTGAGGAGTGGTAATCCACTGAATATCGGTCATCTCTCGCAGATAATGAATAACCGTAGTGGAGGGTGTGTGCTGAGAGATTGAGGTCAGCAAGCTCATATTCTTCACAATGCCCACCGAATGGCCCTCGGGTGTTTCTACAGGACACATAAATCCCCACGAGGTGCCATGAAGCTTACGAGGTGCCAAGAGCTTCCCTGACTTTTCCACGGGCGTCTGAATGCGACGAAGGTGGCTCAAGGTCGCGGCATACGACATGCGAGCAAGCACCTGCGAGACACCCACCTTTGTGGCATTGGACATGGCGGCCGCTGAGCCAAGACCCTGCACCGCAAAGTTGCCCGTTGCCAATGCCTGCTTCAGCTTGCCTTCAATCGCCGACACCTTCAGAATCTTGTAGAGATTGTTGCCATTGAGAACATCCATCGGCCGCGGACCACCCTCACCGCGCTTCCACGAGTCATTGTTGACCTCCTGCACAAACTCATTGCGAGTATCGTTGCAGACCTTCTGAAAGAGCTGGCGGAACAGATGGGTCAGCAGAGCACCCGTGGTCACCACACGCTTATTCGGGTAGGCATCACGATCATCCAGCGGAATCTGCTTGCAGTATGTCAGCAGAAGCCTGCGAATCATGGAGCCCATCAGCATCGCCTTGCGAGCATTGTGAACAGGCGTGGTTGCCAGCTCCTCTGCAAATCGCACGTGAGGAAGAAGCTCTGAGTTCAGAAGCTGCCGAACATATGCACACTTGTCCTCCTGATTGGTTCCATACTGGAGGTGGTTCGTGAGATACTGAACGGCTTCCTGCTGCGTGAACACCCGAAGTTCGGCTGCATCACGGAACGAAGCGGCCAGCAGCTCCACGTGAAGATCTGACTCGTTACCCCACACGATGTTTGTGATGGCGCGATCCGTCAGAACGCCCAGAGCACGAAAGTACACCACAACCGGAATGTCCTCTCGGAAACGAGGCACGCACGCCGTGAGTGGATTGCCAAATCCATTGAACTTGGAGCTCAGCCTGATCTCCAGCTTCTTTGGAGGCATCGTGAACGACTCGTGAAGAGACTTGATCTCCACCGAATGCGTGTGCTTAGACGCTGACTTCTTGTTCTGAAAGATCATGATCCGATTGTCTGCCACCTTTTCCTGACACAGAATCGTGCGCTCTGACCCGTGAATAATGAAGTATCCCAGAGGATCGTGGGCACACTCTCCGTACTCTGCCAGACTCATAGGGTAATCCTTCAGCAGGCACAAGCTAGAGCCTAGCATCACGGGCAGCTTGCCCAGCGAGATACCCTCGAACACATGCGACTCTTCATCGTAGGTGTCCAGCAGTGGTCCCTTGTACGTCCGCACAAGAAACCGAATGTCCACGTACATTTGTGCGGCGTAGGTGAAGTTGCGAATGCGTGCCTCCATGGGCAACATCGGCTTCACACGCCCAGTGGCCTCCTGAATACGCGGCTTGATATAGGATACATTCTCAAAGGACAGCTTGAACTCATACTTGTACTTCTTGATCGCCTCATCCTGCTCATGCCATACCGTGATGGGCGGCGTAGACTGCATGATCAGGGGAATCTTGTGGCGAACAAAGTCTTCATAGGAGTCCAGCTGGTGATCTACCATACGGCGGACACCATTGCTGAAGTAGGCGCGAACTGCAGTCCATTCGTTGATGTTGGGGGTGGTGGGGGTGGCGGTGGTGGTGGGGAGCGACGGCGGCGACAGAGGAGCGACTGAAGGGAGCGACGTCATGGTATCTATTGGTGGTGTCTTCCCTGTAAATAAACTCATCCGTTTTGAATAAGCGATGTCCGGCGTCAAAATTCAGAAAGTAGGGCACACAGAGCCGGAAGCAAAGCGTCCAGTGACTCGGCATAGATCAATGCGAACATTTCCCCGTGGTGTGATGAAAGGAACCCGAACCCGCGGAGGCGGCAATGAAATTGTACCCGTCAAGGACCCTGCCCGACCCCCACCGGTTCGCAAGGGGACCCTGAGAATTCTGACAAAGAAGGGAGCTGAGGTTCGCCGGAGAACAATCAAGAAGACCGTGAGCGATATGAACGACAGCGTTGTCCGCGCATCCCTGAAAAAGTCCAATATCAACCTCAGTCCAAAGACGCCGGCTCACATTGCACGTGAGATCCTTGAAGGCGGTATGGAATCAGGAATGATTGTCGGCAAGTAAAGTAATGACGTCCATTTGGGGACCCCTTGGCTGGATGGCCTTGCATTCCGTGTCCTCGTGCTATCCAGATTCGCCTCTTCCGGCAGAACGCACTCTGATCTATACGTGGCTTGATATGTTTCAGTCTACGATTACGTGCCCGAGTTGCAGAGAGCATTTTGGACAGTCGCTGAGCGGATACCGACGGTTGCATTCGGAGATGTTGAATTCGCGCACAGACTTTATGCTTGCTGTATTTCGGCTTCACAATACTGTCAATCGCAAACTGAACAAGCCCATCTACACAAGTGTTGCTGATTGTTTTGAACAGCTTCGTACCAATGTGAAAACCCGTCCTGCCCGTGAATACCGTGGGGCCTACCTCAATCACATTCGGCGCTTTTGGAGGACCATGCAAGATGCGTCAGGGTTCGCAGCTCTCAAAAAGATTAATGAAATGTCAAAAATTGAGGTAGACTATGTTCAGCGCCACGAGAACAACTTTGAAGAGTCTATTCCTGAAGCCAATGTGCTTCCCATTGGACCGGCTCTAGAAGCCGTACTTCCCGGAGCTGAACAGCCGCCTCCTATCCGGTTCGACACACGCTCGGTTCCGCGCATGGGTCTCGTCAATGGTCGGTTTCAAGCAAGAAGGTGAGTGGACACACGGGTTGGCTCTTGCATGGGGTTCCATGGCAAGGAGATAAACGGATCGGTTTCCCATGCGTAGGCTTTCATCCATGGATGCCGAGAGTCGCGTCCTTCCTCATAGAATTCATCCGGAAACGTGCCCCGACCAGGGAGAATAAAGTCCAGCTGCTCTCGAATACCAAACGGTGGAGATGGGTGATCCCAGGTAAAGGTGGTGATTCGGGGATTTTCCACAATCGCGGCCAACAACGGCGCCTCTGCGTATGGGTATGTCCAACACCAGTCCAGCACTTCCGAGGTCTTGAAATAGTGCAATGTCCACGCCAGCGTCTTTTGAAACGCATAGACAACCTTGTTCCAATCCACCACACCGTCCATGAGATGGATCGCCATACGGCTTTCAATCGCATGACCGTCGCGAGAGACAATGTGCCGATCCGTCTCCTTTGCCCGTTTTGCCAAGACTTTCAACTCGTCGTCTGCCGCGGCCTCCACGGTTTGCTTTGTCATATAGTGAACCGCCCGTCCGTATCCGTCCTCCCGCAGAGAGAACATGGCAATTGTCGGCATAAAGTCGTTTCCGAAGCACATGACGCACATATCCACCCAATCATCGGGCTTCATAGGTAGCACTTGGCAAAGAGCGGCAATGTCAAACGTAGAATAGCCTGAGTCCTTGTTCTCGCGGACTAATTTGATAGGGCCCAGATCGGACTGTGCCACAGAAATCAGCACCAAGTCGGCGTCCATCCCGTAGATGAGAATACTCGTGCGTTCTTCAGGTCGGAGTGTGCGCAGCCAAGTAAAGATCTTGTGCTCACCTTCACTCGGCTCATCTGTACCCGAAAGGATACAGTCCGGAAAGCAGAACCGCAGTGTGTCCTCCAACTCCATCATGAACTCAGTTCCCGGTGAGATTTGGTTCTTGTCAAACAGCGCGGGTTCAGGGATTCGCATGCGACGGAACCGTTGCTGTACAATCTTTGCATAGGGCACCAGACCATCAAACGCAATCAAGACCTTCTTTCCGTGTGCGACATCACGCAGAAAGTTCCGCAAGGCCACC